AGGTAGGTGAAGCACCCGCAGAATATGCAATATCTGCTGTATTACCTACGTCCGTTTGCGCTGATGCACCGGCGTTGTTTGATCTAATCTCATACATTTGATGAGGATCATCATTCACTAATGCAACAATATCTGAAGCAGTGTTACTGCCTAATAGATATGCTTGGAACGTTGGCTTACTTGTTGACGCGTCAGTGTAGAAAACACCATTTAGGGAACCTAAAAGTTGTTCTGTACCAGCTGCAGCTACTGCTGCAAATCCACTTGTAGCCGCTGCAACCAAATCTTGGTTGTAGATAGCTGAAGAGGATGCTGCTACAGGGTATTCTCCTAGACCTGCAGTGTTTGCTGACTGACCTGCCATTTTCACCGGTTTCATTCCGAAACCAGTTGACGATGAGTTTGCCATAGTCATTTCTCCTATTAAGTACCTGCCCTTACGGGCCTCCGGTACGGTTTATATTAATTCGCTGGTTTCGAATTGTTAAAAAATTAACTTTTCTTGCCACCGAAGGTTACACGAGTATTTCTATCTACAGAGATAGGCATACTCTTATGCTGTTCCTTCGCAAGATCGGCGTCTATTGCAGCTTGTTGATCCTGTGCCTGGTCGGCATAGTAATCTGTTCTTTGCTGCGCGATCTCCTCTGGTACCCTTGTCAGCACAAGGCCTCCGTGTCCGATCACCCCTGCGTATTTGCCATCAGCGATTGTGGGGAAGTCCTCTTCGGGATATTCATCGGCTCTTACTAATTCATAACCGGACCTTAATCGTCCTTGTATGTTTTTAGTGTCGACGAACCCTAGGATTTCTACCCTGACCCATCTGTGTCTAAATCCATTTGGCGCGTTGGGCGTATCTAAATACGATGGTGGAGCCCAAACTTTAGGTTGTTCTTTTACTTTAACTTCCTTAGCTCTAGGTTCAACTTTTGTTGAATCACTTTTGCTAGTTTGACTCGCACGATTTGGCGTTTTATTGTTTTCCATATGCTTATGCCTCCTTCGTGTTCATAAGTTGTTTCGCATATTCTTCTAGCGGCACACCTAATTTTTTAGCAATTGCTACTTGAGAAGATGTGAGTCTCACTGTTTTAGCGTTAGCCTTTGGACTACGCGTTGCAGAGGCAACGGTTTGTGTAGGTTTGCTAACTGGTTTACTAACAGGTTTATCAAATTTATGAGGAAATTCCAACCTAATTCTTTTGTCTATTTCCTTATAATATTCGTCAGATTTAGGGTCTATCCCTTCCTCTTCTGTTAATTTTCTATGAAGATCAAAGGCAGTATAAGTCATAGCTGAATCTGTTCCAAACCATTCATTATTACTTGCCCATGCCTCAGCTTTTGGATCTGGCTGAGCTGCGGGTTGTTGTTGATTAATAGGTTGTTGTCTAGGTGTTTCTTTAGCTGCCTTCTCTCTCATTTCATTTTGAGTTTTAAGTTCAGCTAGTCTACCTTGTTCATAACCTAATTGTGAGATTGCTGTTAAAGCTTCTGTTTCAGACTTTGCATCATCATTTTGACGTGCAGCTGTAAGTTTAGCTTGTGCAGCAGCTAATTGTCCAGAAATCCTATTCTCCATTTCTGTTGTATAGTCTTTGTCTAGAGTATTAGCTTGAGTTTTAAACTCATCTCTTTCTTTTTTAACGCTTTCAGCATAACGCAAAGCTTCTTCTCTTTGCCTTTCTGCTTCTCGCATTTTTTTAGTAAGCTTAGCTATTCTTTTCTTAACTCCTTCAGAATATTCTTCAGCTTCCTTACCTTCACTTTTTTGTTTATTATCTTCTTGAACAACAGGCTGCTCCACAGGTTTCTCAGGTGAGTCACCGGCGATACCACCGTCTTCAAGTTTTGTTTCAGGTTCTTTATCATTTGTTTTGTCCTCCGTCGCTTGTTCTACAACGACTTCTTCTTTTTCGTTTTCTTTTTTTTCTTGTGGCAGTTCTACTTCAACATCCGGACCCGATGTATCAATATCAACTGTTTTGTCTTCTTCTTGCATAGTTTCTCCTATGGTTATTAAAATTCGTGGAAGATATCTTCAGGGTTTTCCACGGTTGCTAAAACTTCGTCATCATTGAGAAGTCTTATCTCACCCCCATCTATTTTAATTCGTGATCCGGCATATCTTGCAAAGATAATCCAATCACCTTTCTTACACCAGGGTCCCTCTGGGTATCTTTCTTTATCATAGCAGTGTGGACCCATTCTTAAAACTAAACCACAAGTTGATGCTACTTGTGATCGTTCAACTGTTTCATCTGCTAGTATTATTCCACCTTTTGTTTTTTCTTTTTGTTTAAAAGGTAAAACTAAAATTCTCCAACCTGTAGGTTCAGGTAGTTTTGATTCTTCACTAATCTCTTTTTTCTTTGGCTGTTCAACACCAACAAGATTTTTATTTGGTGTTATTATTTTTTGCTTTGATGCTGATAATTGTTCCTTTACTGTCATTTTGCTCCTTTTTGTTTAGCAGGGTGGATATTTCCTGTAATAAACTCTCGTAAGTTCTTACTTGACCTAACATATACTGGTATCTTTCCATACTGTCAATAGCTCCGCTAGCCATTAATTCTTTAACGTCTTCTCTTCTTTGTTTTATTATTTTTATAAAATGTTCAAATAACTCCATTACTTTCTACCTCTCCTTATCGCTTCTTTTCCTTTTTTTGCAATAGCTACAACTTTACTTTTACCCATAACTTTAGCTCGTTGTTCCATTACTGTTAATATTTGTATCTTACGTGCAAAGGGTTTGTTTACACGTTTAACTTTTGCAACAGTAGCTCTTGCATCTGCAGGTGTTGCAAATTTAATCCCTACTGTATCCCTCGGGTTTTCATCTGTATAGAGTCTTCTACCAGATCCTTTTGGTTTTTTACCAGTTCCTTTTTTTGGATCGCTCATAATTTAAAGTGTTGTAACTCGTTTAATTTTTCCTGAGCATCAACTATATTTTGTAAAAGTTTATCTATTTCTTCTAGATGTTGTGGATGCTCACCTATGCCCACAGGTCTTTCTAGATAAATTTTTATAGTAGCGTCTGCTTCGGAAATTTTTGCGTTATATTTATCTTCTAGTGCTTGTATGATTGCTTGTTTTAACATTTCCATCTCCGTCTTGCCTGACGGATTCTGGAATTAGGATCATTTCTTGTTTTAGCTGATGCTCGTTTTAATTGTCCGAGTGATCTTGCGCAGTATGATTTTCTGCGTTTGGCAGCTTTTGATCCAGGCTTCACTTTTCCTGTCACGGCTGTTTTTAGTTTAGAGCCGGGATTTAATCTTCTATAGGCAGCGACACCGGCTCGGGTCATACCTGCTCCAGACTTTGTAGGTCTAAAGTTCTTTTTGTTTCTAGCAGGCATAGTTCCTTTACTCACTAAACTAGACCTCCCATGCTCATCTTTTTTCTTTTTGGTGCAAACGTTGCAGCTCTACTCGGTGTCGGGCCAGTATTTGACTTCTGTTGTTTTCTTCTTACGGCACCCGCACGTTGCCCTTTGGACATTCGTCTTGCTTTTGCAATGGGCACGCATTTTGGATAATTTTTTCTTTTTTCTCCACCACTTCGACCACATTTCGGGTATGAGCCATCCGATCGCTTGTTTGCAATATCGACCCAATTCTCTTTTACCCATGCTCTTAAGCCTTTCTTGGCCATTAGTAGACCTTAGTTGCCTTTCTCTTATTTGACATTACTTTGCCACAACTGGTTTTAACAGAACCACCTGCTTTATACATTGGTCTGATCATACCACCACCCATAGCTTTTTTTCTATTCTTTTTACCACCTGGTGTAATTTTGCCTGAGCATACACCTGATGCGTACATGTTTGCGTACGCGGATGGGTAAACTTTGAATTTACGCTTTGCAGCAGCTTTACCTTTTGGACAAAGTTTTGCCATTACTTAACTTTTTTTCCTTTTTTGTAGCCCATTCGTTTTGCAACTTGTGGTGCTACTTTTTTTAGTTTTCTTATACCTTTTCCTTTTTTACCTGCTGGTATTGGTTTTGGCATTATCTCCTCGCTTTCCCAAATCCTCTGATTTGGATTGATTTTTTCTTTTTAAGTTTTTTTACTTTTTCACCAGTCTTAACAACCATTCCACCTGTTTTAAGATTTGCTACTCCACCGGCAGCTGCAATTCTTGACATACCTCTATCAAAGTTTGCGATATTTTCTGCAGTCATAGCATCACCAGAAATAAAATCTTTTCTAGGCATTGATGCTGCATCTAAACCCGCTCCCATGAATTTTGGCACTAAAGGTTGGTTTCTGTTGTTTCTAGCATTCATGAATGCTTTTCCTAATCCAGCTATTGCCAATAAAGGCGCTGCTTTTTTAAGAATCTTTTTTAGTTTTCTTGCCATTATTTTTTTCCTCCATTTCGGAATATTTGTGTTCCCTTTATACCATAAATAGATGCAACCACAAGTATCCAAAGGTTTGTAAACCAACTTGGAAGCTGTGAAAACATCTCAAAGAACAATTTTACCTTATCCATCGCAGTTGGATCGTCTGATACGACTGCCCAGGCCAAAATAGCTACGGGCGTTGATAGAATTATCAAAACTGCCTCGTCTTTCCAGTCTGATTGTCTCGCCTCTAGCAATTTTCCTTGGTATTGCTCCTCACCTCGAGCCATACGATCGGCATGTAAGAGTTGTGCCTCTGACATTGCCATTTTTGTCTTTTGTTTGTTAGCATAAATCTTACTTCCTGCAGAAATTGCTAATTTTATTGCGCTAAACCACATAATTTTTACCTTTTACCTCGAATTATTGTAACACCGTCCGCTGGTTTGTCCATTTTTGGTGCAGATGGTATTGTTTTACTTAAAATTGTCTTCTCAATCGAAGTATTTGCTCTTAATTTAGCTAATTCTTCGTTTTGATCCAACTTATCTTCTTGATTTTCTTGTGCCATCATGGCTTTCATCTTATCTAAGTTCAATCTTTCGTCTGCATCCTCTGCTTTTCTTGCATCGTTCATTGCTCTTAGGTCTAATTCTCTTGCTTTTAACTTAGCAATAGGATCATTTCCTAATTGACCCATAATTTGATTCTCTTCTTCCTTAAATTCTTGGGTCATATCCGCGATTAACTTAGATTTTCTAGCTTCTAACGCTAATGTTAACGTTAAAATTTGTTGTTGTGTGTTTGGATCTTGTTGCAACATTGGATTTTGTTGAACAGCCATTTGTAATTGTTGTAATTGTTGTAGCTCTTGCATAAATTCTACTTCTATTTGTTCTTGTGCCATGAAAGCAATGTGTTCAAAAATATTTTTTTCTAATGCACCAAGGACTGCAGGGTTATTTCTAGCTAAACTTGTTGCCATAAAATTTAAGTGAGTTGTAATATGTGATCTATGGTCCTGACCTTTGAATGCTTGAAAAGGTTTACCAGACATAGCTAAAATATTTTCAGACGCTGGGTCCATTGGCATAGGTTGTTGAGGTGGTGGTAATATTTGATCAATATTTTTTACACCGATTGCTTCGTACATATCTCTATATGCTTCGTACATATTGTGTATCTGTGGATTAGACATCGCAAGTTGTAGTTCTGTTTGAGCTAAACTTATTCTCTGTGATTGTGAAAATATGTTTGGATCTGCAACTGGAATAATATCAATCTTATCATCGAAGTCTTGTTGCTTAATCATTCTTTGTGCACCAACAACATCGTATGGATATTCTGGTGGTAGATATTGTGAGAAGACATCTGCTAATAATTTAAATTCTTGTTTCATTGCAGCGTACATTCTTTTGTGAATTGCTGACATAACTCTTGATCCTCTTTCAAGAAGAGCAATAGTTGTACCTACAGCTGCTTGTTGATTACCATCTCCAACTTGCATATCAGCGATAGCTGCAAATCTTTGACCTGCTGAAACTACAACACCCATTAATTGTAATAATGTTGCTGATGGTTCTTTAAATGGCAAAGGCATAAATGCATCTCTGATGTTACCACCAGGAGCATCTACGTCTCTAAACTCACCAGGTTTAATTGCTTCAGCTTCATCTCTTAATCTAATACCTCTTTGTTTGAAACCTGCAGGTAAATTTGAAAATGTTCCTGCATCAATTAAAGATCTAAGTGTAGCTGTTGCAGTTTTAGATAAACCACCAATCATGTGTATTAATCCAAAACCATAAAAACCAAGACCTGGTAAAAATTTAAAATGTACAAAGTAATCTATTTTTCTTCTGAGAGGATCGTCTTGTTTATAATTTCTTCTAATAGATAAAACTTCCTTACTGCCTTGATCTATTGTTACGATATACGGCAATTTAATTCCTGTTGCTTCACCTGTCTCCATATTTTTATCTTCAAACCCTTCAAGGTCTAAATCAGTATGAAACTCTAAAATTGTAAAATCATTTTCATCTTTTGATTTTCTAACTCCTTCAATTTCTAATTCTTTCTTGTCGACTTCTGTGTCTTGAGTGTAACCTGGTTGTAATTCTATATCTCTGTAGAAACCAGAAACTTGTTTTTTTCTTAAATCGTTTTCTGACATTTTTAATCTATGTACAACTGCATCTGCATCTTCAATAGATGTAGCAGTATAAGGAACTATCAAATCATCCGATGGGATAAATTTAGAAA